GGCGGATACAACTAATCAGCATGAAACATTAGGTTTATCAGATGATAATGCTGGTTTCTCTTCAGGGGTCGACACTTATGTTGACCCTTTGAGACCAGATCAAGCTGATGAAGATGTTTCTTTAGCGAATTTTATGTCTCGTCCCATCATAATTGGAGAATTTGATTGGGATCCAGCTGTAGATTTGCTGGAGCGCTTCGATCCTTGGACTCTCTTTTTCACTGATAGGAGAATTTCCAATAGGATCTCCAATTACAAGTTGATTAACGCCACTTTACATGTTCGAGCACTTGTCAATGGAAATCATTTTTATTATGGTAGAGCGATGATGTCTTATTTGCCTTTGCAATTCTTTGATGAATTTGCAGCCGCATCGCAACCTGATCAAATGGAGCGTGTACAGGAGTCTCAAAGGCCCCACGTTTTTCTCAACCCAACCAATTCCACTGGTGGAGATTTAGTTTTACCTTTCTTCACTCCTAGGAATGCTTTGGATATTACTGCAGGAGATTACGCTGAAATGGGCAACATCACTATTGCCGATTTGTTTGAGCGTTTGAAGCATGTTGGAGGCTCAGTTGATCCCATATCCATCAAGATATTGGCATGGGCTGAAGATGTTGTCTTGACTGTCCCCACAACCAGTAATGCATTTGGTTTGACGAATCAGATGGCTGAATCTAGAGGTTCTGATAATGACAAACAGAGGCTTAAGGCTTCTGAAATAGCTTCTGCTGTGGCAAACGCCACTGGAAAGCTTTCTGTTATTCCTTCTATAGCACCTTTAGCTACTGCCACATCTATGATAGCCTCTGGCATGTCAAAGATGCTTGGAGTGTTTGGTTATACTCGACCTGTTTTAAATGATTTTAGTAGGTACGTTCCCTCCTTAAGAGGTAACATTGCTTCTACAGATCATCCTGATCCAGCTTATAAATTAGCTGTGGATGCAGATAACGAGTTATCCATTGATCCTAGAATATTTGGTCGTGGTACATCTGAAGATCAGCTAACGATAAAGTCTATTGCTAAGAGGTCGACTTATATTGACACAGTATCATGGGATGTTGGTGAAGTTGTAGGTAAAATTCTGTATGTTCGCAGAGTTGATCCCATTGTCCCTATTCAAGCGACAACACCAACTAGGTATGTTCTCCCTGCAATTTCTGCTGCTACTCTCCCATTCTCTTATTGGAGAGGATCCATCACGTATCGAATACAAGTGGTGTGTTCAGCATTTCACCGCGGGAGATTGAGAGTTATTTGGGAGCCTAATGGAGCCACCGAAGGTACCGAGATGAATCTTCAATACTCCCATGTCGTTGATATAACTGAAAATACTGATTTTTGTTTCACAATTGGTTGGGGTCAAGATACTGCTTATAGATCAGTTCTAGCTCCACAACAATGGAATTCTACAGCCAGTGCTTTCTCCAATCCTGATGGTGGTGAAATTGACCAGATGGGAATTTCTGCTAATAGAGCAATATCTAATGGTGCGTTCTATTTAGAAGTTTTCAATGAACTGACTAAACCACTTACTCAAACTGCTGGAGACACTATTTCCATGAACATTTTTGTTGAGGCTGGGGATGATTTTGAAGTCGCAGGTCCTAATGAGAATCCATCGAATATATGGTTTCAAAATTTGGATTGGAAGAACAATATGATGAGTGTAGCTTCTTCTACCACCCCCATGACTAGTAATGCTATGACTCCAGATTGCCCAACTAATATTGCCACTTTTGGAAAAGTTGGCGGAACGAATCAAACAAATTTAATCCATTTTGGAGAGAAAATTGAATCCTTCCGCCCTCTTTTGAAGAGGTATCAGTTAGATGAGGTTATACCGAGTGTTCATGTTGGAACTGCTGGTGGAGCGGCTGAAGCTCTCGATACTAATAAGATATGGTATACTTTTCGTAGAGCCTATCCCAACGAAGCAGGTTTTCTTAATGATTCATTAACAAAGACTCAAAATTCCGTCTTTCAGTTGACTTCAGGTGGTACTCAATATCCATTTTGGACCAAGAAGAATTCTTTGGTCACTTACCTTTCCCGTTGTTTTGCAGGACGGAGAGGTTCTATGAGATGGATGGTAATACCATATACCACCGATGGTGATTGTTTTAAAGATCTTCAAGTTTTGAGAAATAATCCTAATTATGGTGTTGGTACTGCTCCCGCTAATATTCTTATTGAAGTTGGCACAAGTAGTACTACTTTTACAGATGTTTCCAATGTCATGAATACCCAAAATCCATCCGGGATAGAGGGTTTATCTTATGCTAATCAGAATGTAAATCCATCGACTTCTGTTGAGATTCCTTATTACTCCAGATTTCGATTTGATTTAAGCAGGAAGATAGATAGATTTCAAGACAGCACCATCGTCAACGACCTTTGGACTGAACCCGCTTTCACAGTCTACTCATATACGCATCTTAGGGAGCAAGTGGACTTCAAACTCAATCACATGAAGTTCTACTGTGCCACTGCCGACGATTTCCAATTGGATTTTTGGGTCGGCATGCCAGTTATCAGTTTTATTACTGACATTTACCCTGCGAATTTTGTAGACACTTGGAAAGATCCTGTTTAGTTCCATGTTCGACAATTGACCGGCTATCGTCTATAAACTGCCCGAGATGACTCAATCGCATAACAGAGCATATTGACCGGCTATCGTCTATAAACTGCCCGAGATGACTCAATCGTATAACAGAGCACTTGACCGGATATTGTCGTTAAACTGCCCGAGATGACTCAATCGTATAACAGAGCAGAGAGGTGTCTAAGGCCGGACACGCGCTGAGAAGCGTTGGCCTGAACCAGATTATGGTAAATCGAATTTTTACTCCTGGTTTAGGTCAGGAGGTTTTTCACATGAG